ATGCACAGAATCCAATCGGTGCGGCTGACCATCTCTTGCAGCACCCTGTCCATGCAGGCATGCCAGAACGCCCCGGTGTGCTTTGTAGGGCGGATCCCCAGCGGCAGCAGCGACTGCATGACGCTGAAGTAGTTGTCCATGAAGCCCAAACGGGGAACGCTGAAACAGGCTTCCACCCGCAGGTCGTGCTCAACTTGTCCGACGCGAACAATCATGTGTGCTCCTAAAACGCCAAACGGGCGGCTCGGCAAGCGCCGGCCGCCCGCCTTGGGCGTTATCGCTGGACTGTCAAGCGACTAGAGCGACTTGTAATCGTTGACGTTGGCCGAGGTCGCGTCCGTGGAATGCGTCTCGCCCTTCGACAGGCGAGCGTTCGTCACAACCGCCACCGTGTTGCCGGGGCTGGCCACGACCGTCAGGTAACGCTTGCGGCCACGCAGATCGACGTTGAACCGGGCAACCGCACCGACAACCGCGCCGGTCGTGCTGCCGGCACCAGCCGTCACCGAAAGGCCGCTCACGTCCGCCTGGCTGGAACCCGACGAATCGGACTCCTGCACCTTGAGGACGCTGGCGTAGCTTGAGGTGGCCGCCGTGAAGGGGCTGAAGATCACGTCAATGGACGCATACTTGAAACCGAGCGTGTCGATCTCGTGGCTGTGCGTGGCCGAAGCCGCAACGCTCGCAGCCGCCTTCGTCACCGACTTGGCACCGGAAAGATGGTTCATGCTTGGAAACTCCTTGGGATGTCAGGTGGTTCAGGAAGCCGCGAGCTTGAGTGCCACGACCGGGCCGGCCGTCGAGGTGTCGCCAAGCGAGTGGTGATTGATGTCAGCCCGCATGGTGACGCGGTAGGCACGCTGGTCGTACTCGAAGTAGCGGTCGTCGCTGGCCGCAATCGACATCTGCGAGCGGGTCGCGTAGATGCTGGACAGCGACAGGTCGCCAACCACAGCGGCGATGCTGCCGGCCGTGAGGTCGGTGCTCGTCGGCATGGTGAGCGCCCAGACAACCGGCAGGCCGAGCAGCGTGGCGGGGGCCTTGCTGTTGAAGTCTTGCAGGTTGTTGCTGGTGTTGCCGCCCATCGAGCTCTGCACCAGGGCGAGGTTCGCCGGGCCGTTGTGCCAGACGCTCGGGTGCATGTACCAGGCGGCCGAACCGATGGCGTAGCGCGGCAGCTTGGCGACGGCGGAATTCAGATCCTTCACGTCGAGCGTTGCCACCGTGGTGTGCGTGCTCGCCGCAGACACGATGCCGGCGGTGTGCGTGCCGTCGTTGATCTTGGGCAGCAGACCCCAGATTCCGCCGTACGTGTTTGTGCCGGTTCCGTTGAAGAAGGCTTCGTCCGTCCGCTTGCTGATCTCAAGCGCGAATTCTTGCGCGAGCCAATCTGCAACCGAAACGGCGTTGTCCTGCAACAGTTCGTTGCTGACGCGGGTGGCTGCCGCCAGCTTCTTTGCCACCAGCTGCACCATCGTGGCAGTGGGGTCGCTGGTCGTGATCGTGGTGTTCTCCCCGATCCAATACCCGGTCACGCCCGTTAACCTGCGAGGCACAAGCAGCGTGTCCGAAGACATCGTGATGTTCTGGGCGATGCCCGACGAGATGCCGTACTGCTCGACCAGCCGGATGAGCGTGTTGGAAAACTCCTCGGGCACGAGCACGCCGCCGAGGCTGTTGACCTGGCCGCCCATGTCGCGGGTTTCGATGCCCTGATCTTGGCACCACCGACGTGCTTCGGCGTCGTGGCCGATGTACGCCTTGAGCCACTGGCCCGAGACGAACGCATCACGCTCGTTGGTGAACGCACGCAGGCGGCCACGGAAACCGATGGAACGGATGTCGGTCTTCGCCGGGGCAGCGGCCTCAACGGCCGGGGCCGCACGGTGCAGCACCTTGGCAAGCTCGGCCTTGCGGGCCTCGCGGGCCTCCTCGTCGGCAATCGCCTTCTTGATCCGCTCGGCCTTGGCCAGAAGGTCGTCGTACTGCGACTGCCGCGCCTCGACATCGGCAACTGCGGAACGACCCGCGGGCGTGCCATCGGTGTTCTCGCCGGCCTCTTCGGCAGCGCCAGCCTCGTCAAGCATGCCGAGCTCGGCAAGCGTGGAGGCGAGTTCGTCGAGCAGTTCCTTGACCTTGCTGGCGGCCATGTTCGTGGCTCCTTGTGTGCGGCAGGTGAGTGACCTATCCGCACCCTATGGCCACGCAGGGCAAGCCTTGCAGAAACGATTCGGGTTCAATTGCTTACTTATGCAATGAACGGCGACGAATCTCGCACGACTTCACGACGTGCTTGGCCGTCTTTCGGCACGATGGGCACCGCAAATAGCGAGTGCACAAGCCGCCTTTTTCCATTGACGAATACACGCCGAGACGTGCAGAGCGGCAGTGGCCGCAAACGTCACCCGATTTTGTGGCCATGCTGTCGAAGAAACCTGCGGATAGATTTTTCTACCTTGGCGTTTCGCCTGAGCGTCGGCAGCACCAGGGCAGGCTTGTCCGTTCGCAGAAACCGCTCAAGGGACCGTCTGGCCACGGTTACGTTGGTGTCAGCATAAGCGGGCGTCAAAACCGGCCCGAGTTCGTAGACGTTTTCGACGGCACGAACGAACCGCAGCGGGTTGCCAGATTCGTCCTTGCTCCATTCGTCGCCGTCGCGGGCAATCGTGAACGCGAACGACGAACCGTACACGTCGCCACGGCGGATGAGCTCCACGATGTCCGCACGGGTGGCCGGCGGATTCACTTCGTAAGCCAGCCCTTCGTCGGTTGAGAAAACACGCAGCGTGCCGGCCCGTTCCGAGCCCAGCGGCATGTCCATGTTGTGATTCCACGCCGACACGATGTTGCGGCCTTCACGCTTCATCACGGCATCAAATGCACCGGGCAGAATCTCTTCGGTGAAGCCGCCCAGGTCAACGCTGCGGGTCTTGTACTTGGCAGCCATGCCGCGAATCAGCGTGGCACCATCGTCTCGCGTCTCAACGTTCAGCGGGAGCGGCAGGCTACGGCGTTCCAGTTCCATGGCTATTTCTTCTTTCGTGGTGCTCGAGGTTTGCGGGCTGAGCGCACGGGCGGCGTCTCGGCCAGCAGCTGATCGGTGTACGACTGCGGTGCGGTGTCGGCCGCCGGCACGGGTTCGCCAGCGTTGCCAGCCGCCTCGGCCGCAATGCCTTGCATGGTGGTGAGGTTCATCTGCATGTACCTCTGGTCGCCCTCGGGGCCAATCGGGTTCATGTTCAGCACCTCGCGGCACTCGTTCACCGAGTAGATGCCAGTGGCCAGCATGGTTTGCAGCCACGATCCCTGTGCGGCCAGATCGCCCCGCAACAGCCCACGGGTATCAAACTCCGCAAAGTACGTGTCGTCATCTGCCACGAGGTCGCGGGTGATGGCCGATTCCCAACGCCGGAACCACGGCAACAGCGTCTGCTGCACCAAGTCGATGGCGGCCTGCTCTTGGCTGGCGTAGCCCACCTTCGTCTTGTCCTGCACGTACGAAGGATCGACGCGGTACGCCCGGCAAATCTCAATCACTTGGTACTGGCGAGTCTCAAGGAATTGGCTGGCCTCGTTGGACGCCTGCACGTCCTTCCAATGGACGCCCTGCGGCAACACGGCCGTGCGGTGCGCCCGGTCTGGGCCTCGGTGCATGCGTTCAAATTGCTCACGCAGCCGCTCAGCCGTTTCGGTTGTGATTGGGTTGTCCGACTCCATCAACCCCGACAGCCGACAAGCGTTTCCGAAATACGCGCCGCCGTGAGTTTCCAACGCCTGCGCCAAGGCAATCGCGTCCTTCGACAGCGTTACGGGCATCATGCCGTTCACGCCGTCGCTAGACAGCCACCGCAGGTGAAAAATCTGATCCTGCCGGTAGCGAGTCTCTTGGCCGTTCTGCTCGCGGTAGTAGTAGCACAGGCTGCCGTCTTCCATCTGCACGCATTTCATGCGTGACGGATGCAGCGGCCACAGTTCGGAAACAGCGCCCTTCAGCCCGGCGCGGATCTCGGCAAAAGCGTTGCCGTAGGTCAGGCAATGGGCCGTCAGCATCTCCCGAAATTCAAAGCTCGTCTGCCAGCCGTTCGGCTGCTGGTTCAGAATCTTGTATAGCGGCAGTTCACGCGCCCGGTCTTTGCCGCCTTGCGGCAGACGCCGATAGATGTGCAACGGAATGGCGGCGACGTTCTCGGCAATCAGCCGCACGCACGCCAACACCGTGCTGCACATTAACGCCGAATCTGGCGTGACGCGAACGCCGGCCGGGCCACGTGCTGGCGAATCGCTCCAACTTTCGCCGCTGCCACGCAGGTCAATAATGCGGTACGACTTCTCGGGCGTTTCTGGCAACGAAATCATATGGTCACGATGTCCCAGGATTGCTCTGGCTTCGGTGCCGTCGCCGTCTGCCACAGGCCGACAGCCTCAACGAGTGCCACCATGCCGTCAATGCGTTCGGTGCTTTTGCTCTTGCTCAACTTGATGTCGCCGGCGTGGTTCATTTCTATGGCGACGTTGTTGGCCATCCATGCCAGCAGCGGATGATTGCCGTGCCGCAACCGTCCAGAAAGTACAGCCGTCTCCAAGAACTTCGCAGGGCTCGACATTGAGCCAAAGCCCTGCCTAAACGCTACGATCTCGTAGCCATCCCCTTGCAGTTGCTGCGATATGTGCTGTGCGTTCCACGGGTCGATTCCCATCTGCCGGATCACGAAACGCTTGCTGATTTCGTTGATGTCTCGCCGCACCGTGTCGTAGTCCGTGGCGTTCCCGTCCGTGAGCCGCAAGAGCGGCCCGTACTCGGTGCGTTCCTTGGCCCAATCCAGATAGGGAACCTTGTCCCGATGGGCTCGAGCCTGGGCGTTCTCGGACGCAGCCCAGAAGAACGGCAGCACGTCAAAGGTGCCATCGGCATCGGGGAACAGATACACGGCGCACGTCAGATCCGTGGTGCTTGAGAGATCCAAGCCAACGTACGCCTGGCGGCCGTCGAGCGGACGCAGCGGGCCACCGCATGCCGCCCACTTGTCGGGAAGAATCCACCGCACGTCAGAGCTTGTGGCGATGTCCAACCGATACCGCAGAAACGAGTTCAATTTGCTGGGGCTGTTTTTGGCTTCCAAGGCATCAGCGGCGAATGATTCCAGCGTGATCGTGTGCCCGAGTGACGGGTTTGCCTTCCGCCACGTGGCTTCCGCAAACGGGTCGTCCGCTTCTTCAGCCTTGTAGACGCACCCGAAAAAAGAAGGGTCCAGATTCGGGTCGGCTTTGCACCGCTCGGCGTACGTCCGCTGTTCCCACCACAGGGCTTTGCGGTCGAGCTCGCCGGCCGTGGTGATCGACAGAAGCAGTGGCGCTCGTCTGGCTGCCCCGCCGTACCTGAGTGCATCTCTTGTTGTGCCGGGCCTTCGCCCCCAGCCTCTCGGCCAGGGGCGAAAGCCCAGAGGCGGCGGTCCCTTTGCGCATGAAGTTCATCGAAGAGCAGGGCGTGAATGTTCAGTTGTGACTGGCTTGTGCCCCCCAGGCCGAAGCCCAGGGGGCACAAGCCAGTCCCTCGGCTCTGAATGCGTCAGCACTCAGCACCCGATAGAACGAATTGCTCGCGCGGTGAATGATCGTCTTGCGACTGTCCACCACCTCGAGCACCTTGGACAGGGCAGGCGAAGCCCGCACCATGGCAGCGGCCTCGCGGTAGATGATGCCGGCCTGCTCGCGGTCGCACGCCGCACCGTACACCTCGGCCCCCGGCTCCTCGTCGGCCAAGAGCATGTAGAGGGCGATGCCAGCCAGCAGCGTTGACTTGCCGTTCTTCTTTGGAACCTCAATGTACGCCACTCGATGCTGCCGGGTGCCGTCCGGTTTCAGCACGCCGAACAACTCACGAAACACCTTGTGCTGCCACGGCAGCAGCGTGAAGTGCTCGCCGGCGTGCTGGCCTTTGGAGTGACGCAGGACGCCCTCAAAGAAACGCACCACCCGCCGGTACTTGGCTTCGCCTTCCGGCGTGAGCTCACGCACCTTCGGCGGCGAAGAACGCTTCAAGGTCGTCTTTCGGGGCTTCGGCTTTCGTCCCAAGTCGCACCCTGCTGCTGGGCGTCAGCCCAAACTCGCCCATCAAGTTGGCCTGCAACACAACAAGCCCGCGATATAGACTGCCCGCCGGGTTCGGTTTCACGCCGCCAAGGTCGGTCTTGATCGTCGGCCCGCCGGCCCGCAGTTCCAGCAGGCACGCCTGCGCGGCTGCGTACACCTCGCACAGCGTGGCCAGCGCCTCGCCGTCTCCGGTGGTCAGCACTCCCATCTTGGAGAGGATGTCAACGAGCTCGTGCCACTTGGCTACGGCCAACGGTTCAACCGACAACCGCTCGGGCATCGGCGGCGCACCAGGCGGCGCGGACGGCTCGCGCTTGGGCGTGCCTCGCTGGGTGCCTTCAAGAATCTTGATTGCCGTGGGCTTGGGTTTGCGTCCCATTAGAAATGTCCCTCAAAAACAGCGTCGGATTTTTGCGCCGCGCACGCGCGAGA